AGAAGCAATCCCCATCGGAGTTGCCCTCGCTACCGCAATATTCTTCGGCGGCAAGATATCCGGAGGCAACTTTAACCCTGCGGTAAGTGCGATGATGCACCTTCACGGAAAGCTTAATACCGAAGATCTTATCGGGTATATGGTGGCACAATTCTTGGGAGGAATCGCAGCGCTATGCTTCTTTAAAAAGGTCTAAACTTTAATATTTTCACTTATTAATGAAAATATTAACAACTCTAATGATAGGTGAAGTCGTATAACCAGATTATATTATAAAATTGATTTACACTTATAGTTATTAATATTAACAAGATGACATCTATTGCGAAATACAACAACGGAGACACCGCGACGGTTATCGTAGATGGTGCAGAAAAACACGGGATTATCTGTGGATATAATCAGGATGCAGCAACATATTATGTTTCATATGCAAACGGACTAGTAAGAATTGTTGGCCACGATGATATATCCGATGTATCCGCCGCGATTCAAGGAGAATGGACACTCCCTCCTATCAAATACCACCGGGGAGATATTGTAATTATTAACGAGAATGGCGTCGCCAGAAAGAGGCACATATATGATGCCACCCCCGGAATTACACATAACGATTGGCTATATCGCGTCGATTATGGTCTTGGACTTACGAAAGAGGGGTGCGTTAGCCAGAGCAATATTCGATGCCTAGCCAACGAAACCCACTCCCTGATGGCTCTATAATGGAACTATAAGACAAATAATTTATATATATATAATAAATTAATTTATATATATAATAAAATTTTTTTACCAACTGCTACCAAAGGAGCCGCCGAGTGCTTCGTTTGCGGCAGAGGGTTCTGTTGGAGAAGGAAATGGTTGGTTTTGCATATTATTTTGCGATCCAGCATAAAAATCATTGAAGTTTTGCTGAGATTGTGCCCCCCCACCAATTTGCGGCATAGCGCCTGCGGGAACACTTCCAGTTAAACTAGTATTCATCATTGCCTGCGAATTTGCATTTCCATTAGCGTTCCCCGACGCACCAAGCTCACCAAACCCTGCCTGTCTATTAGGATTAGCATAACCTTCTTTTGAAGGCAATCTATAATTTGGTCCACCTTTATTCTGTTCACCACCTTTACCAGATTCCTCGCGTTTATCTGGCTTACCATTCCACATTTCAATACACCGGTCCATTAATATGTTTAATTTGAACCCAAGTTTTGACTGCATCGTAGCTAATATAATTAATAGAGGGATGATAAAATTCTCTGGAGTAAACTTTCCATATTTCTCTTTGCTATATGTTGGTACATAGCGAATGATTCTATCCGTTAACCATATAGATACCATAATAAACACTATCTGCAACACACATTCTATTGTTATTTCTAAACAACCTTTAGACTCATCGTCCGCGGGAACAATAGTCTTTACGCTTTTAAGGATTACCATCACAGGTATAATAGCTAAAACACAGTATTGCATAATGTTCATAACCTCGTTTTTCTGATCATCCTTAAATGTTAAAATATAGTTTATAAATCCTTCATTGTCGCTCGAGGAAGATTTTGATGATTCCGTAACTTCGCTCATATGATTTATAAAAAGATATTAAAAATATATAATTCATAATAATTAATGTTGAAGAAGTCAACCTCGGGCATTAAAACTAGGAACGGTCTCATACACGACGAGAACCAATATTTGCATTTAACTGAGGATATTCTAAATGAGGGCGAACTCGTAGAAGGGCGCAACGGAACAACAAAGTCTATTTTCGGTTCCGCAATGCATTTCACTCTTGAAAATAATAACATCCCGATTTTAACTACGAAAAAAGTCGCGTGGAAAACGTGTCTGCGAGAGCTATTATGGTTTATAAAGGGTTCTACAAGCAACGTAGAATTGCAAAAACAAAATGTTAAAATATGGAATGGAAATGCCTCTAGAGAATTCTTGGATTCTAGAGGATTACATCATCTAGAAGAAAATGATCTTGGTCCTGTTTATGGACACCAGTGGAGATTTTTTAATGCTCCTTATACAGACTGTAGAACGGATTATAGAGGAAAAGGTACAGACCAACTACAGTATATTATCGATGAACTGAAAAACCCGAAAACCAGGACTTCTAGACGACTCATTATGTCTGCGTGGAATCCATCACAATTAAACCAAATGGCGCTTCCTCCGTGCCACGTGTTAGCGCAATTTAACGTTCTTGGTGGTGACAAACTGTCGTGTAGTTTATATCAAAGAAGCGGCGATGTTGGTCTAGGTGTCCCATTTAATATTGCATCTTATAGTTTTCTAACCCATTTAATCGCGAAGCATTGTGGGTTGAAGGCAACCGAATTCTGCTATTATTTAGGAAATAGTCATATTTACAGCGACCACTTGGAAAGTCTTTCTCCCCAAATAAGCAGAATACCCTACACATTTCCAACTCTAACTATCTCCAACAAATATGACTCTATTGAGGAATATACGGAAGCCGACTTTAATATTCACGATTATACGTTTCATCCTCCGATTAAAATGGAAATGCGAAAATAATCGCGAATTATAATATTTATTTAATTCAAAATGAGTGGAGCAGCAGGATTATCAGCAGCAAAAAGACGCCGGTCGGGCGGTGCCGACATCTTACAGAAGCAACCGCAGAGGAATGACCCACGCAGGCAGCACCAGCAAATGCAGCACCAGCAAATGCAGCACCAGCAAATGCAGCACCAGCAAATGCAGCACCAGCAAATGCAGCACCAGCAAATGCAGCACCAGCAAATGCAGCACCAGCAAATGCAACAGCAACAGCAACAGCAACAGCAACAGCAACAGCAACAGCAGCAGCAGAGGGTGGCGGCTGTCCGTATGCCGTCTACGTCTAATCCGATGGAGGCTCTGAAAATTCACGACAACATTTTGGGTGAAAGTATTGCTCATATTAATACACACACTACGCAGATTTCGTCCATTAATGAAACACTAAAAAAAATAGGGGTAAATGAGAATAGCTTACACGAGAGATTGACTGATATAGAGAAGTTGCTAAATACACTTATTATGGAAGCTAAGTTAAATAAAGGCCACGTGGAAGATGAAGAACAAGACATCGAAAGTAAAGCGGTGAGCGAAAGTAATTTGGCGGACAAAAGTAAAGTAGCGAGAGAAAGTAATTTGTCGGACAAAAGTAAAGCGGTGAGCGAAAGTAATTTGTCGGACGAAAGTAAAGTGGTGAGCGAAAGTAATTTGTCGGACGAAAGTAAAGTGGCGAGCGAAAGTAATTTGCCGGACGGAACTAAGGTGTCTGAAAAAAAACAAACGCCACAGTCGGGGAGATTTCGCAATCCTAAAAAAGGCAAAAATAATGTTAGTATGAAAATCGAAGAGGCATAGATTTTATAAGCATTAATTTTATAATTATATCAAACAAAATTGATATGATTATGTATAATATTATATAAAGAAATGAAGTTGATTCTTAAAGATTCGGTAAAGGCCGCCAAATTCTCTGCGATATTTCAGCATCTCAAGCAGCTTGTTGAAAATATTGTTATTTACTTTAGTAACACTGGCCTTTATATCCAGGGGATGGACAACTCACAGATTTGTCTATTTGAATGTAAGTTGAACGCTTCGTGGTTTGACGAATATTCTTATTCAGATGGAGTAGATGACCCCAAGGTGTGCCTAGCAACCGGCATTCTATATAAGGTCATTAGTGCAGTTGACGACAATCAAATCATCGAGATCTCGTATGAGGGAAACACGGATTTGCTTCATATCAAGTTCGGGGATAGAAAGAACGACAACGCCAACATGTTTAATAAACATTTCGAAATTGCTCTGATTGACCTAGACACCGAGCTTCTAGTTATCCCCGACCAAGATACACACGTCGATCTTAAAATGGAGACAACAGTCTTTTCGAAACTAATCACTCAGCTTCTTATATTTAGCGACCAACTCACACTCACATTCACTGATGAGGATATTCAATTCAAGACTTCCGGAATTGAGGGCGGAATGAGTTCTAAAATTGACCTAGACGACGTTAACGAATATGCAATCGGCGAGGATTCTGTGCTAACACAGTCGTATAGCCTAGCAATTATCAATATGATGTGTAATTTCAGCAAACTAAACAAGAATATTACTATGGGTTTTAGCGACAATATGCCTATGTCTTTGGTTTATAATCTCTCGTCGGACGATGACGAAGACGATAAGACGTGTTTTGTCGGGTTTTACCTAGCCCCGCGGATAGAGGACTAATTATTGATAAATAAGTAGTATTCGTTATATATTATTATTTGCATTTTTTAGTGATATGCATCTATACTCTATTATAATATTTAGTGTTGTGTTGTTAATATATCTTCACGTTATCTACCATTTAAAGAAAAACAATACGAACGAAGTATATTATCTAGAAAATATATCAAAAGAAAAGGTCGAAGAATTATGCGATTTGCGACAACCCGCCGTTTTTAATTACGAAAACCAGGCTATTCGCGATACTATACTTGTGTCGATGCGTGAAAAAAAACACGACAACGCAAGCGTAAATATAAGAAATTCTATAACTATGGAAAACAGCGTCCCTTTAAGCTTAGAAAAAACACGGGACCTTTTTGAAAAAGATGATAAATCTACATATTATAGTGAGAATAATGCAGATTTGATTTCTTCGGGAGGTATTAATCATATAATAGATTCTAATGATTACTATCTTAAACCGTGTATGGTTATATCAAAAACATATGATATTATGTTTGGTTCTAATAACGCATACTCGCCGATGAGATATGACATTAATTATAGGAATTTTTACTATTGTTTGAAAGGCTCCGTTAAAATTAAGCTTTCACCACCGAAAAGTAGCGAGTATTTAAGCGAAACTAAAAATTATAACACATTTGAGTTTAGTTCTCCAATTAACCCTTGGAATGTTCAAGATGAATATATGTTTGATATGAAAAATGTTGATACATTAGATATTACTCTGAGGGAGGGTCAAGTATTATATATACCCGCTTTTTGGTGGTATAGTATTGAATTTCAGAAAGAGGCGGTTATATCATCCCTTAAATACCGCACATATATGAACACGCTGGCTGTTTTACCTAGATTTATCCTACGATTTTTCCAGATGCAAAATGTATCCCATAAGCTGTTTCCGACTACGGAACTTGGTGCTGATAGTGTGTCTGATCGGGTCTCTGATAGTGTGTCTGAAAAAAACGAGGGGCCGATTGTAAAGGATGTGGATAAACCTTGCAAACAAAATAAACGGCAGGAGGACTCGCCCATTCATTTAAACGGCGAAAACGAAAGTAATAAATAGTTTTATATATATATATATATATATATAATGGTCGCGGACAACCCAGATCTTATACATAAAATGCCGGGGTTTAGTCATAAGCTTCCGTCTAAAACATACGGAGGATATGTCGACATATCAGACAGCAAACATATGTATTATATGTTTGTTGAGGCAGAAACTAGCCCGTCTACCGCCCCTATTTTATTCTGGACAAATGGTGGACCCGGTTGTTCGGGATTAATGGGATTATTCGAAGAATTTGGTCCATATAGACCCACCAAAGGGGGAAAGGTTAAATATAACCCTTGGGCATGGACTAAATTCGCAAACATCGTGTTTGTTGAACAACCAATTGGCGTGGGATTTTCTTGGTCTAATACAAAATCTGATTTAGTATCAAACGATATGTTATCAGCAAAGGATAACCTACAATTCGTATTAAACTTTTTTGACAAATATTCTTCTTTTAAAAAAAACCGTATGTATTTGATTTCCGAAAGTTATGGCGGACATTATGTCCCCTTGTGGGCAAATGAAATTGTTAAATATAATAAAAAACACGATGACGAAATAAAATTAAAAGGGTTTATGATTGGAAATCCCTACGTGGACTTTCTTACCGGTTCATCAACACAAATAGAAAGTTATTGGGGACATCAGAAACTGCCGATTAAATCGTGGAATAAATTTACAAAACGCAAGTGCTCTAATTTGGAAGGTAAAAAGAATTGGCGTAAAACGTGGAAAAAGAACAGGTGTCAGGATTTGGCATATAAGTTAGAAGATCAGGTCGGAAAACATAACCCATATGCTATAGATTATCCTATATGTGTAACAAACCAACAAAATGCACTTATTAGCTACTCTCGTAGTAAAAATAAAACCGTTAAGAAAAGATATACGCCGTGTCTCGATAATTATACCACGAAATACTTAAATCGCAAGGATGTTCAAGAGGCGATACATGCGCGGAAACAGCGCGTTAAATGGAAAGCGTGTTCCGACTTGGTAAAATATCGCGCAAAGGACGCCTATAACTCTCAGGTTCCGTTAATAGATAAATTATTAAACGATAAGGATGTTAAACATCTTGATGTTTTTATAATATCTGGGACAAACGACTCTATATGTGGGACGATTGGATCCCAGAAATGGATTACTCAACTTAATATTAAACCTAAAAAGGAGTGGAAGCAATATTTCGTGGAGAAGGAACCCGCTGGATATATTAGTACGTACAGCGCCAATAACCACAAAAAATTTATATTTGCAACAGTTAACTTTGCTGGACACGAAGTACCTATGTATAAGCCACAAGCGGCATACAAATTAATGAAAAAGTTTTTAAACGGAGTTCTTCGATAAATATATTTTTTTATGAAAAAATTCTATTTATAATCCATTTATTTACCATTTATTTACCATTTATTTACCATTTCTTGCAAGGCACTCCGTCGCTATCAATACAGTTCGATGATGAAACCATAATCCCGCCATAAATCAAGAGGGCCACTAGTGCAATATAGTTCAGAACGCCAAAGCACGCCATAGCTCCTTTCTTATCTTCACTTCGCGAGGAAGATTTCGCTTCGGCCAAACAACAGCACCCGCAGCAAAACGTCGTAAGAATCCACGCTCCAAGTGAAATCCACCCAAGCGCGAATGCTGGACCCCCCGTCCACCCAAATAGATACCACATAGCGGCCATAAGAGCCTGTGGCTTTCCCTTTGCATCACACGGCTTCGAGCGATCCATCGAGTAATACCCGTCATCACACTTACACAATGATACGGCGCCGTCTACTCGACACTGTCCATTAATTCCGCAATTGCTCGTCGCGTTATAACAAGGGACAACAATATTCTTGGCACTTGGAATACCGCCATTCAGAGCCCGACGATTCTTGTGCTGCATCAATCCCCGGCCATTATTTCCCCGAAGATGATTCATCATATAATCCCCATTCACATTTACATCGTCGGCCGCATTGTTAGTATTACCCCGAAGATGCGTTTCGCTTTCAGTCATAAGAGAGGAGGCTGCCGTCGCACACGCAATAATCGCAAGAATCATCTTTGTCGTCATTTGTATCATATTTACCTTACAAAAATGAACTTCAATTTTTTAAGTTAAAAAAAACTACACTTGTTCTGCTGCACACATTTCTTGCCGAACGTCATCCATAAAATTACACTAACCACAAACCCGGCCGCGAATCCGTGCACGATGTGGTCTGGACCGGTGTTCATCGTGAAAGTAGCCATCGGTCCCAGGAAAAACGTGATTACTGAATAAAGTATCATAATGAGTATGTAAGACTGGTTCCTAAAATATTTCATTTATAATATAGTATTATAATATAAATGGCCGGAGGATTATTTGGTCGTGCATTTGTTTTTAATGAGAAATGTATCGTATTTTCGATATTATGCATGATGCTGTTTTTATACAAACCTGTATTTAAAAACAATTATATGTTATATTTTACATTATTCATTATTTTTGTTGTCGCATATGTTGCTATGGCGTGGTATGACTATTATTTTAATTGCGATTTAGTTTCTTTACGTCGAGGAAAATATTCCATTACTGGTATGCTTAAACCTCCTACATCTTCGCCAGAGGTCAAAGATGAAGATGCTGCGCTAGAAAAAATAGACCACGATAGACGAATGTATTTAATTTATGCGATTCACTTATTGTTCATCGTCCCCGTTTTAGGATATATTTCATATTATAGAAAAAAGTCAAATGAGTTTATTTACCCGACGATTGGTGTATTGGCTGTATTTACGGCGGGATATCACGGCGCAGCACTAATGACTGGTGCACATTGATAAAATATTTTAATAATCATATATATTATATATATGGTTACTAGAAAGCGCGGGTCGGTTCGTGCAAAAAGAACCACTCGTAAATCTATAAAAGGGGTTGGTTTTTATAAAACAGCACCTGAACAAATAACTATTGATGGATATAAATTTTTGCTATTACCAATAAAGGGGGAGACTTTTCAAGTGGATTGCAAAGTGTATGGCGGAAGTTATCTGGAAAATAAACATAACTCGGGAATATCCCACTTACTAGAACACATTATTACAGATGCCTGGAAAAAATGTTACAAGCGCGGGTGCACGTTTTATCTAGAAAAATATGGAACGGTGAGCAATGCATACACTACCTCAACAAGCACCGGGTATTGGATTAAAGGTTTATCTAGGTTTAAACATACGATGATAGACTATATTCTATCGATCGCGCTTAATCCACATATTACTGCAGACGTAATGAGTAGAGAGATTGAAGCGGTTAGAAATGAAATTACTAACTATATGAATCTTCCTGATTACGAACTGAAGAGGGTTGCGTCAATGCATATGTTTAAGAATACGGGGCTGCAATACAGCAATGATTATGAAATACAATTGGGTAATTTAAAAACTCTTACGATGGAGCATTTATTGGAATTTGCGAAAGAAATCATTTCTCGTAAACGTGTATTGTTTATTATAAGTGGAAATTACAATAAAAAGGGTATTGTTTCTAAAATAAGAAAACTACTCGATACATTTCCTAAAACGAGTTGTGGCTCTCGGATGCCTCCAACGCGTTTTAAATTATGTTATAACGTAAAAACCAGAGTGGTTCACGTAAAGAACGATTCGAATAAAAATTCTACAATATTTATAGAATTTCCTATTCCAATATATCACGGAGATGAAAGCCTATTATATATTCCAATTATAACTGAAATACTCGGCGGCGGACTAAATTCTTTGCTTCTAAAACAATTACGGATTAAAGATAAGTTGGTATATGGCGTAGCCGTTTCTCATTCTACTAATTTTTGCGGAACATTATTAAATATTAATATATCCACAATCCATAAAAATCTTAAAAAGGTTCTACACACAACCTTTGATATACTTAAAAAATATAAGTCGGTTCTTATTGATAAGGAAACCCTTGTGCATTATAAATTGAAATATTTATTAAAACTACAAAATGTATGTTTAAATACTACATCGAGTGTTACGACGTTTTATTCGCCGCAATACCTGTATCAAATTGAAAATAAAAGTCCAATTATTTACACCCTATCTGAGGTATCCGCTCGTATTGATTCTCTTACTCGCGAAAAAGTAAGGGATATGATTGTGAAATTGTTTAAACGCAACATATGTTCGGTATTCTATATGTCTAATTCTAAAATAGGGTTTGATATTCCTAAATTTTAGATTGATATATTTCAGATTATTCATATGAAATATATTTATAATTAATGTGAGTGGTGCTTGGCGTGGTGCTTGGCGTGGTGCTTGGACCGACGGTGCTTGGCGTGGTGCGACTTGCGACGTTTATGCGATTTACTGCGGTGACGGCGGGCACGCGAATGGCGGGCGCGAGAATGTCGCGCGCCGCCTCGAGAATGACGGGCGCTCGAACGACGGGCGCGCGAATGGCGTTTGCTAGTTCCTCCAAACATTATATTATATATAAAGAAAAAAATATTTTTATTATTTTATCTTTATCCAAAACATATTGTATATACTCCTAAATTTTCCGCATTACTCGCCCCACCAAAACGTTTTTACCTCGTCTTCTCCAGCCTCATTTTCCCACGTGCACGTAATCCAATATCCGTGATAGGTATCATCCCAAATGGACTCCTCCGATTTAGGAGCACCCAACGAATAGGCAATATAATTCAATTCTGAAATAACGCAGCTAAATGGTCGTAGTCGAGGCCCCATCCCCCCATTTCGGGGAGTGTTCCACCACCAAAATGTGTGGTCTCTCCAGTCGTATCTCGTCCACCCACCGAAATAATCTGTGACATAATCCTCGGCACCATACTGTTCTTGAAGGTTCACATCATTTACCATATCGTAAAATGACGAACCAGCTATTTTATATTCATCTGGGAAGACATCCGATTGATCGAGTGTTTTGGTTTTCTTAATTTTTTCTCCACTATCGCTAAAGAATACATGTTTTGGGACGCTCATATTTATTTATATTAATTATCTTATTCTTTGTTTCAATTTTGCAAATTATAATCTCTACCTACATTATAATGCCTACCAAAAAACTCTCTCCATATAACTCTCTTCGCAATAAAATACCAACAATGTCTCGGAAAGATACGTTGACTACGTGGAGGCGCGTTCGCTCGAGCCAATTAAAGTCTCGGGGTGGAAAGTATACTTCCAAGCAGAAGAAGGATCTTCATAAACGTTTCAAAAAACGTGCTACGCATTTTGCTGTCAGAGGCGGTCCACTTGGGGGACATAGAAGAAGCCGTAAAAGAAGAAGGCGGTAACTTTCTAATATTTAGTCACAACTTTCAAAAGGCTTAATTGTTAAAAGAAGTATTGCGGAGCCAATTATACCTTGGTAAAATATGGTTTTCCGTATATTTGAAGATTTTTTCTTAATTTCTCTCTGCGTTACACTAAGAGAGTCATTAAAAGGGGTTTCTACCTTACGTGTAGCCACAATATAGTAAACACACGCGAGACAATATATAGCCATAGAGTTTGCTAACCAACTGGACATTTTGCACAACATATACAATTATTGTATATAATATTAATCACTCCTCTCATCTATGTTTTTCAAAAAGTTTTCCTATTTTTGAACCGCATCATTATTTATGGAGTGGTATCTTCTGTGGTGTTAATATTAGTAATATTTTAAATATTTGTTACCATAAGATCTTCAACTTTTTTAATTTTTGAAAAAAAACGGGCATTCTATTTTCGATAATTCAAAAATGGACATTCTGAAAATGTCCATTTTCAGAAAATGAAATTGAGAATGCCGTTTTTTTTTCAAAAATTAAAAAAAAATGGTTTTAGATGATAATGCTCTGAAAAACAAAAAAAACATTTTAAAGTTGTTACCATACTTTTTTTCACCATTTTTTGCGATTTTGGGCTGCATATTTTCCGTTGCTGAATATGCAGAAAATCGGCAACCAAAATATATGCAGTCGAAACGTTACGTAATATGGTATTATGATGCGTGATTTCCGATAGAATTTTGGCACCACAAATAAAATCCGTTGCCGATCCGTTGCCGATATTTTGGACTAGCTCATTTTTTTTTAAAATATTAAAATATTAAAATATTAAAATATTAAAATATTAAAATAGTAGGATTTATTTCTACATAATTAAAATAGTAGGATTTATTTCTACATAATTAAATAATCGGTTTTATAAAAATTTGTAATAGGATCCCAGTATAATCCTGTTTTAAAATTATATTTTTCAAGATATTTATGATATGTTATATATTATGTTGTAATATTTATAATTCTTATTTACATTTGTTACATAAAGACTTATAACAGGGATATTGCGTTTTTCAAAAGGGTGGTTTATTTTTATCTGCATCATTATTCGAGTAGTGTTATCAATTATAGTGTTAAAACCACACTATTTTTAAATATTTGTTACCATAAGATCTTCAACTTTTTTAATTTTTGAAAAAAAACGGGCATTCTATTTTCGATAATTCAAAAATGGACATTCTGAAAATGTCCATTTTCGAAAAATGAAATTGAGAATGCCGTTTTTTTTTCAAAATTTTAAAAAAAATACGATTTAGACGATAAAGCTCTAAAAATATAGAAAAGTATTTCCTGTTTGTTACCATACTTATTTTTTTTAAAAATATATATTTTAACGAAAAGGACTTGTGCATATTTTCCGTTGCTTAAATAGAGCATATTTTTGGCAACCGAAATATGCAAAAAATATGCAAAGATTTTTACTGTGAAAAATGCGACTATAAATGCTCACGCCCCTTCCTATGGAAGCAACATTGCTCAACCCTTAAGCATAAACGGCAACGCTCGGCAACGCCCATTAAAATAACACATAAAACACAAGCGGGAAAGCATTATTGTGACCATTGCGGTAAGAGTTATAAGCAACGGTCGGGACTTTGGAGGCATGGCAAGACTTGTGGACCCCCACAAAAAGTAATTACCAATATAACAAAAAAAAATAAATCGGGCAATCTTTTGATAAACGAAAGTGTTGGGCTGGAGAATACGGTGATAGATGATTCTGTAAAGATGAATCCACTAAATACTAATGTAGAAAACGATAATACGGATATGAGGCTTTTAATGGAACGTATATTAGCAGGAATACATAGTGACTCAAACGTGAAAAATGAGATGATGATTCAGTTGAAAGAACAGAGGAAAATAATACAAGATATGATACCGAGAATCGGAAATAATAACAATAATAGATTTAATGTTAACGTATTTCTAAATGAACAGTGCAAGAATGCTATTAATCTATCGGATTTTATTGAGTCTTTGCAAATTCAACTAGATGACCTTATATATACCAAAGATAAGGGGCTGGTCGAGGGTGTGAGTAACGTCTTTGTAAATGCACTAAAACAGTTGGATACATTTAGAAGACCTATACATTGCACGGACATAAAGCGAGAAACGTTATATATAAAGGAAAATAATGAGTGGGGGAGGGATGAGAATAAATGCCATATTAAGACCGCCATAAACGACATTGCGAATAAACAACGAAAAACAATACCCGTCTGGGTGGAAGAAAATCCCGACTGGGAGAATACAGATAATGGGCGAGATGAATATATAAAAATTGTTCAAGAAGCGATGATGGACGTTTCACAATCATCTACTGAAAATAAAATTATTAAAAATATTGTGAAGGAAACGGTTATATCAAAAGACGTTATAGCTGATAAGTAAACTAGATTTTCATAAGTTTTCCCGCGAGATATTTCTTATATTGTAAGCCATATGGGTCACCTCCGTATGGATAACTTGCAGCGAAATTTATACGATTTATAATACAACTATATCTGAGGTCGTTAACAGATCCATATGTCAAAATTTCAACAACGTCACCTGTTTTTATTCTCGCCGGGGTGTGTTGTGTCCACCTTCTTCGACGATTCCTAATTTTTTGTTCCATATGATTCATTTGGTCTAAAGTATACACAGTAGACCACATCGTAATATACTGATATTCACTTAAATAATTGGACTCTGGGGGTCTGATAAATTTAGGATTCTTTGAAATAAACAGTTTCATCTTTGTCAAGTAGTCGTTCATTAGAGCACAATATGCGAAAACCACACCCATCTTATCCGAAGTATGTTCAATCGTGTCTAAATTATTGTAGATATCTGTGTAGTAGCTGTCCATTATGGGTTTCTCAATGATATATGATTGTTTGTTTTTTATATATTCGCAATAATCGAAAGCTGGGTGAATATACTGATAAATTTTTTGAACAAGTTCGTTAGGCAATGTGTTCATTATTTTATATATTATAAGCGACTTTTAAATGCTTCAATTTTATATGATATAAAACTAATTTTTATATTATAATATAGAGTAAATTATATTAATATGCCCCTAGACATAAATACATTAATAAATGCACTTGATAATGATGACAACGCAAAATTAATGAAATTAGATTATAGCACCGTAAACAAAATGAAAAACGATATGCTTCAGAGACTAGGTCTAAGACGGGAAGTATTGGTTAAGTATCATAAATCCCTCAAGCATTATAGATACATTGACGAAATACCCGATATAAAGTTCGGTTCTTATGTTAGGTGGATCCCCTTATCAAATCCAGATAATATAAAACTTACAAATGGTGGTGTCGTATGCGATGTCAAAATAGGAGATGATGTAAGTGTATTGTGTAGAAATCGAAAAAATCTGGTGTTTGAATTTAAAATGGCGAAGTGTCTGGTTTTCCAGAAACTTAGTGAGGAAGAGCGGGTGTTATTGTCGGCAATGGAATATTTAAATAAATAAACATAATAAGAAAAGGTCTTAACTTCGTTTATTGAGCATCGGACAGTTTAAAGTTAGCCTCAATAATAGTAGAAATAATGTGATCTTGCAGTTTTTTCCTTTCACTGGGAAAATAATGTCGGATGGAGACATACTAATATACAAACAATATATACTAAATCTTCATAAGTTTTCTAATAAGTCCTTTCCTATATGCAACAACGTCGACTTTGTTCCAGTCGAGGTTATTATAATATTCGTTTACAAATTTAGAAATGTCTCTTTCGGAGAGGTGATAAATTTTATTCTTTCTTTGATATTTTCCTAGAGCTATTTTGAATCCTCTAATGTTGTTTATAATGCAAGAATACATAATATCTTTAATTGTCCCGTTGAAAAGAATCTCAGGGATACTATGAAACAACAAAATCTCCTTGGGCTTATCCGGATATACCCACATTCCTCTATGAAACGAAATTTCGGTTTCCATCATTTTGATGGAGTCCTCGTGTATTTCATAATCAAAATGAGTTTTATATTTATGCAGCGCGATGACACCCTCGCGCTTAAACTTGGGATTATTGTCAATGAATAAACTAATTGATTCTAGGTATTCGGCAGCAAGACACGAATACGATGCAATATTTACACAATTATCTATTTTTTCTTCAGCGGTCCCGTGATATGAGACCATTTGGCATTCGGTGCATAAATTACATAGCTCCGCCTTTGTTTTGCTATACCCCCTAGCATTTTGGATATAGCCGGAATACTCAAACGCCGGGTTTATATAGCTATAAATGGCGCGGACAAGCTCGTCTGGGAGAGGGATGATGTTCATATTCTTGTTATGTGTGTTATTATTATTAAATTTACCGAATACTTACAATCAATTTTATAATGTAGACGGGAAAATAATTATTCGTATAAACAACATAAAATTGATTGCATTTGATTTTTAATTTAATTTATCAATGTCTTATCTAGATAAACTTCCTCCGGGTATATTCCGCGATATGATTGCCCCATATACATACTCTCCACAGTCCCCGAAATTACTTGACGATATACGGTCATATTATTTTACAATGGAACGAGCCCACTCTGAATATAAAAAACGGTTTCCGGAACCGAATGAACGAAGTCTGGAGTGGCTTAGTAACGACATAACAAGGTTTTTAAATAACGACACTCCTGTAATGTTTGGGTATTCAGATTTTCATAGGAATGTATTCCGGAGACTTTTCATTAACCACGATGCTAGAATACCCGCTCTTTCAGAGTCGTTTACCGACATTAAAGTATCTATTGGTCTTCTCCACACAGATGAAAGGGTTCGACTAGAAACGTTCATTGAGAGGAACGGAAGCGGACGGCACGGGGTACATTGAGACTTTATAGAGGCGAGCAATTTCATAAACAATGTTATTTCTTGTATTTTCGGATAGTCAAGTTTTTCCTTAGTTTTTTTAAAACACGTTTTGTTTTTTTGAATGGGAGAAGTCTTGGTTTTCTTTTGCACTTGAATCCGGAGGTAGCCAGCCCCTTTCGTTTGATAACCCTATTTCTACATATTGCTATTGAGCGAGAGTTGTCTTTCTGAATAGCATTAACTTTTTTTATACAACGACAGAGCTTTGCAGCCAACATATCCTCTGCTTGCAACTTTATTTGTTTTTTACTTAACGTATCAACCTCCACATTATAATAATATAGGATCGCCTTATAGTCTGATAGAGTAAGGTTCTTCATATAGTATATGGGGAGAGAATAATTGTATAAAATAAATTCTCAATAATAGATATGACAAACCCTCCTAAAATAGTTGTGTTTGATTTAGATGAAACGCTCGGGACATTTGTTGAACTGGGTATGTTCTGTGACGCTCTAGAGAATTATACAAAAAATAAAATAGAGAGGTCGCATTTTTTTGAACTTATGGACTTATTCGAAGAATTTTTGAGACCGGATATTATGAAGATAATGTCGTTTTTGGTAAAGAAGAGGGCAGCAAATAAATGTAAAAAACTGATGATATATACAAATAATCAAGGCCCTAGGTCGTGGGCGGAAAATATTGCAAAGTATTTTGACCATAAATTAAACGCGGTAGTATTTGACGATATCGTTGCAGCGTTTAAGGTAGATGGTAAGATTGTGGAGGCTGGGCGTACAAGTCACGATAAAAGCGTGGGGGACCTATTAAGATGCACCCAAATTCCCAAAAATGCCAAGATATGTTTTTTAGATGATAGGTATCACCCGCGTATGAAGCATAGCAACGTATTTTATATTAACGCGAAGCCGTATACACATAGCTTTACATTTAGAGAAATGGCGGATAGATATTATAAATCGCACGGAGATAAAGTTATTGGAGAGCGTTCAGAATTTGCAAACAGTATACATAAATATATGAACAAATACGGACACGATGTTATCAAGAAGGGAGAGAATGAAATAAGCGTAGATAAGGTAATTAGTAAAAAAATATTGCAGCACTTGAAGGAGTTCTTGAAAAGCGGCAACAAAACAAGACGCGGAAATTATTCTAATAAAGGCGCGGGGACACGGAAAATCTTTTAATATAAATTTTGATAATAATTATTATATTTATATACTATATAATGACAGTTGAAGGATACTCATTCAATCAATTGCTCGCTGGTTCCTCGCTCGTTGGTTCCCCACTCAGTGGCGGAAAGAGTCGTCGTCGTCGCCGCTCAAGGTGCACCAAGCGGTCGCGTTCACGCAGCCGCCGCCATAAACGTCGGTCCAGCAAACACCACGCTAAACACCACGCTAAACACCACGCTAAAAAACGCCGCTCTAGACGCCGCCGCCGTTCTAAACGCCGTTAAGAAATCTTAAAAGGTTCAATAAAATAATATAATTTTTAAAATATATTATTTTTAGAGTTTTTTGATAGGAATACCAATATGCGAAAGGCTATTCATCGCGACATCTGTAGCAGCAGTAGTTAATAATAAAAAGATTCCGGCCGAGAAGGCAATCTTTCTGTCAACCTCGGCGTTTTCCCTCCGGTCTTTTATATTAGATATCCAGGGATTGAACCTCAGTAGTAAGAAAGCGATTACATAATATTTAATCCAGTCCTCTAAAGTTGTTAGGTATTTAGGAGATATATAAAAAAAACCAGTAACTGCAATAATTATCAGGACATATGATGCATATATAGAATATATATATATATTCCTGTGCCATTTGCTGTTGATTAGCGTTTTTATAAATCCGGTCATCCGTATATATTATACAGGTTTTTAATAACTACATCGTATTCAGATAAGTTATCTGTGTATAATCTTATAAAAATATTAGTTGGTTTTTCGTCTATAATATGTATATTTCTATCAAATGATAGATTATAATCCCATATATACCCCATATCATCGCCGTGTTCACACGTAATGTCGGATGTTTTCAAAATTTTCCCAATAAGAACGTCATCCGGAACTTCATTCGACGCGTCTTTGTATTTAGGTGCCATTTTTTGCAATTCATCCGCAGCAATATCATTCATAATAATACCCCACCCACCTACCCACGAGTCTGGTAAACTACAATAAACTCCTCCATAGGGGGTTTTTTTTTCTTCTAAATACTCGATTAGACGAGACTTTATAATAAATGTGCTTAAATTTGTTCTAATATAGTAATTATATTTGCCAATATTTTTTTTAATAGACAATATTGTTTTATTAAATATTCCGGGCATATAGTTTTCGTCACAGTTATATGATTTTACGATGGAGTGGTCGTCCTCTTTGCATCCACATTCAATTAATTCAGCGGTTACATTTGGGGTTTGTTTAAAGTAAGTTAACCACGAGTTCCTTTCTGCTTTCCATCGAGCGTGTCCGTTATCATTAGTGCTAATAACTAATAATATAATTTTAGGTTGGGTTATCGTATCAAAATTCTCAATATCATAATCATATAAATGCATTAATAATATTATACCAAATAAAATAAAAGGGATTATTGCATCATTGTGCATGAATTTATAAATTATAATTAGATATTATTTTATATTTATTCGCACACGTGATCGCAGCTTTGCGTGGAGAAGAAGCGGTTTCCTGTTTCTTATATATATCGAGAGTTCTCGCACTTGAGTCGGATGCGTTTACATATTTAGGCATCCAAAAATACGGGAGCACGTATGCGGTGTTAGGATAAATAGAATCATATATCTCTCTATAATACTGCTGTTCTCGCGTAATTGGCGGATTCGTTTCCTGGAGAGTTCTCTTGTAGTTATTTGTGTAGCTCTTCGGCTCGAATCCACTCTTGGCGATTTCCTTGTCGATTATTTCAAACCACGACCCATCAACGCCACTCACTCCATCACTAAATGCCTCTTTGGTTCTCCAAATAATTTGGTCGGGTAATAGACTTGGCTCTATTATGGAAAACGATTGTCTCAATAAAAATTTTTCACATACATTCTTATTAATAACATACGATGCGTTGGACATCGGATTTCTAATAGAAATTGGTATGGATAAATAATAATCAACGAATTCTCTATCTAAGAACGGAGTTCTGGGCTCCAGACCATTAGATGAAATACTTTTATCTGAACGCAGAACATCAAAGTGGTGTATATCTTTTAACAATCGGCGGCACTCATTGTCAAACTCGAGGTCGCTCGGTGCCTTCAGAAAATACAAATACCCGCCGGTAAGCTCGTCACTTCCATCCCCATTAAATATTACCTTGGCTTTGCTGTGTTGTGAAATATATTTCCCAAGTAAATAATTTCCAACAGACGCGCGTACGGTGGTTGTGTCGTAGCTCTCGATTGTTTGGATTGTCTCGGGGATTGCTGTAAAGAATTCTTCCTTTGTGAGAATAACTTCGGTGTGTTTTGTTTTGAGATATAGCGCTACTTGCTTAGCTCGACGGAGGTCTTCCGAACCTGCCATACCGATACTATATGTTTCTAGCGTTCCTGTGTAATATTTATTAACAAGTGCGGTTATTAGACTGCTGTCAAGTCCACCGGAAAGCAAACACGCGATGGGACGTTCACACGTTCCTATAACCCGTTTTTCTACAGAACGGTTTAACAGTTTACAAATTTGGATGCGAGCGGCTTCCACATCTGTTTGATTATATATATTAAGAATGCTAGGTGGACATCGTGGCGTGGTGTAAATGTTTTCCACCGAAATAGGTTTCCAATATGAGTGGGAGGTAAATCCGCACGTATACGTAGAGTATGTTCCGGGTGGGAATTGATGAATAGTAAAAGGCGTGATTGTTTTGAAATACGTTGGATGGTTCTTAAAAATGTCGGTAGCGCTGTTTAATACACCAAGACTTAACATACTGCTGTGGTTTAATATCTCACTCAGAACCTTTAGTTCTGATGAAAATGCGATAATTCTGTCGTGGGTTATATTTATACCTCTATTTGTCGCCTGAGTATTATTTGTCTCGGTTCTTGCCTCCATCATATATAGAGGTCTAACTCCATACGGGTCTCTCGCAACATATACTATTGGGTCTGTCGTTTCCTCTCCAAAATCATATAAAATAAATGAAAATACGCCATCTAGAAGCTTAAGTGTGCGGTCAATTCCATATTTTTTATACAAATGAATGATTATTTCGCAGTCGGAGTCGGTTGAAGGAGATACGTCTAAATGCGAATATAGTTCTTTATAATTGTATATTTCGCCATTACAGATAAGCTTGATATTGTCTATTTTAATTGGTTGGTTTGATTCGGGATTTAGACCATTAATTGCTAGGCGATGGAATCCAAATAATAATTTATTATCGCATATTTCCAAGGTGCTGACTTCTGGACCACGCAAACTACCTTTCGAAAAAGCATCGTTTATTGCCGTTTTCGGGATTGCCGTGGTATTATTCATTAATGCGAATATCCCACACATTAATAATAATTTAATAGTAACGTTTAGGTAATTTCTTTATATACAATATATATTATGTCGGAAATGAAAAATGGATATAGTGGTATACACGGTGTTGTTCGAGGGCTTATTAGTTGCGGGTCGGAGAGAACGCAGGAATTAAGCGACCGTATTTCGGCTAGAAATGTGCCATCTTCATACTTAAAACCACAATTTGGTATGCGCCCGGTCTCAACAAAATATGCGGTAATGCCTATACTTGATAGACGGGCTCCGGCAACTGTGCCAATTGTAATCCCACCAACTTATAATATTACACAAACGTTTAATCCGGGAACCGCAAATGCTCCGTGGAGTGGATTTCCTACACATATAAACGACGAATCTAAACTAAGAAATCAATTCTTCGCACTACAAAAAGGGGACCAGGCGGTATATGTGCCGTCCACTAGTAGCGACCTCTACGTTGGTATTGTAGATAGTATTGTTGTCGATCAGCCATTTCCCGGACTATTTGCCGAGAGCGAGTTTAGCAAGTTTAATCCAAATGTATGCAACTTAGGAAATGAAGTATTCGACAATTGTACACGGGTTCAACTTAGAAATACATAATAAACATTATTTTAGGACCGTATAATATAATGTTTACAAGTACAAAAAAACGTTTAGAAAGTTTTACAAAAACACCCGGGATGTCGCCACGGACAGTATTTAGCAAAAAAAAACTTTCTGCCGGAAGTATAAACCGTGTCACAGGCGACCTTTCAGACAGACTCGAAATGTTTAGAAGTAAAACGCTACAAACCCCAGCCGAGGTTGATTCTATGGTAAGTGAAATAAAGGAAGCGGAGAAAGCCGAAATTGAATATACAAAAAAATACGCGGACCGCCGACGACAAAATCAAACCAATATTTTACGTGATATTATGGAAGACCTATTAGAATGCCAAAGATCCATAGATCTTCTTGAGATAGAAGGAAATTTTGTTCCAAGATATCTTGGGAGGCGGGGAGATGATGTCGCTAAATATTTAAAATACGAAAAAGACTTGCGCAGACGGAATACGCGGTGTAGAACTGTTCTACATCCCGCGCTTATGGAAAAGCAACGCCGCGAACTAGAACTCACTGGAAACATTACTAGAGGGTTTGAGGGGCGCGGCTCCAATAAAAAACGCAGAACAGGACGCAGAACAGGACGCAGAGCGGCACGCAGAACAGGACGCAGAGCGGCACGCAGAACAGGACGCAGAGCGGCACGCACAAAACGCAATCCAAGGCGCTAAATAATTAGATGAGGATATTGACCGCATCGTATGGAACTGTAAAATAACATATATTCTAGAATATAAACTAGAATATATATTAATGAGTCAACATAACGAAAACTTTATCCATCGTGCGACGATGGATTATATGACGAATCCGTCATACTATTCTAATAGTAAATGTATGGGCAACGACAAAAATAGGGACGATGGCCCTACATTAGCGGATAAAAAGTTCTATAAAAAAAGAATTTTAACCGTAACACGGGAATTATTTAAACCGAATGAACATCCCGCACATTTGAAGATATTGCACGAGGGATATATAAACTATTTGATAGAATACCTAAAAATGATAGACACAAAGGACATTTTACAGGAGGAATACGAAGGTATGACTGACCAAGACACGACTGGTGGTATGAAAGATTGTTCTGTCGATGATGCGAACAAGTATATTTATAATATAAAACCGCCCCATATAACGATGGACGACTTTGTAACAAAGAAAACGCCCATTAAGGAGGTCGAAAGCCTACCCCAGAAGAAGAATATAAATTTAAAAGACCCGGTTCTGAGAACGAAGGGGGTAAGAAAAAAAAATAAATAAAATATACGTTCTATATATATATACAATGTCTACTACAAGACGGTATAGGCTTCGGGGGGGAAAGCGGCGGAAAACAAAAAAAATGATATGTAGTCCTGGTAAAAAGGACAACAAATTTACGTGTTATAGTAACGACTCTTTGCATAAATTAAAAAAAATGTGGAATGCTCGCCACCCGGATGCCCCGATCTTAGAGAAAAAACCAAAGAAAATATGGCATACGTTAAAAAAAAATATGGACAAGGTGTGCAGTTCGGAGCATTGCTGGCTTAAACAAAAGTTCTCTAAGAATAAAATAACCGCGGAATTAGCGAAATATACCTTTGCTCCATTTGCCCCTGCAGCGTGGGATAAAAATCCAAATGAATGGCTTTCCAGTGTTGAAATAGAGGAGGTTATGAAACAGCACGAAAATAAGATGAAAAACTTTGCGTTTATAGGTCCATCTCCTATTGATTTTGATAAAAGGTTTGTTTACGGAGAATGTGTTTGGAACGACCTATGTAATTTTGATTTAAAATCGTTGATATCTAAAGGTAAGAATAAAATAGGGATGATATTCAATCTTGACCCACACTACAAGGAAGGTTCTCATTGGTTTTCTACGTTTGTCGACCTCCAGAAGAAATATGTATTTTATATAGATAGCACTGGCGATTCTATGCCGAAAGAAATAAGGGAACTGGTCAATAGAATTATAAAACAAGCGGCCGACGTTGGAATTACCCTTACACTTTATGAAAATAAAAAAGAACATCAATACAAAGATAGCGAATGTGGTATGTATAGTTTATTTATAAACATCCAGCTCTTATATGGAAAAAAGACACCTAAGTGGTTGATGAATAATAGGATTGCTGATAAAGATATGATGCGCTTGAGAAAGAAATATTTTAATCACGAAGAATAGACATATTCTCGATGAATATACTGATTGAATTCATATAATATTGTGTAATATTATATGAAAGAAAAAATAATAAAGTTTAAAAAAGGTCCGTTCCCCAAAAAATATACGGCTATGGTAGAAAATAAACAAACAAAAAAAACACGGAAAATACATTTTGGAGATAGAAGATATGAGCAGTATAAGGACAGAACGCCGTTGAAGTTATATAAATCTAAAAATCACGGAACGCGTAAAAGAATGCAGAACTATTTTTCTAGGCATTCGGGGACGAAAAATAGGGGAGCGGCAATTAAAAAGGAAATACGCAAGGGAAAAGGCTATTTTACTCCAAAAATATTAAGCCATAAATTTTTATGGTAAATTCTATATTGATGGGTGCTATTTTGGACGTGTTAAACAAATCAATCTTTTTGAAATAGGCTTAATAATTATTTAATTATTAAGCCTAATGGACGTAGATAGCGTATTTTCGTCGACAAAAAATAAACATTTTTTATGGGAGTTTATCAATAAAAACAATTGGTTTTCGGATATACCCGATAATAAAATGGAGGAGGTAACAAAGTTGTTTGAAACAAATATTTCCGATGTGGCGGAAAATGATAATCACGGAAAAACACTTATGGAGTGTAATAAACATTTCTTAGAAAAGACAAGAATGAACTTACAAACATTTCGAGTTCCAAATAATAAACGGGTGTCTTTCGAAGATTTATCAGACAAGAAAATATCAACAATAGAAGAAGAACATCGTAACAGACAATCTGCGTTTAATAATAGTTTAAAAAGCAGGCAAGATGAGTTCGCGTCTCTGTTAAAAAGACCTTCTCCGGTCAAGATAGAATTTGAAGATACAAAGAGTGATCCGCGGATAAAAGATATGGATGATAAGGTTCAAGAAATGTTACTAGAGAGAAAATCACAGTTAAATCAAATATATGAGACTTATAAAAAACCGGTTAATCTAGAGAAGGAAGATATAACTATTCGCGCGAAAGAGGCAGAAGTTATAAATATTACGGAGATTGGTCAAACTAAAGAGGACCGCGCTAAAGAGGACCACGCTAAAGAGGACCGCGCTAAAGAGGACCCTGACAAAATAGATGATTTGAAACAATGTATTGAAAAAATGAATGAAACCATAAAGGGATTAATTACAACACAGACAGATATAATGACTATATTGAATAAAATTAAAATTATATAAATACCAATCTGAACTTCTTGTCTGGGAGGAACTCAATCTCACCGAGGTGGACGAGATTTTGTCTACGATAACTTTCGTATTCGTAAATCTTATGTGTCACTTTATCATAGGCATATTTCTCTCCATCTATAGTAAGCTCATTCAGATTAAGTTTAACCTTCTTCTTATTCTGTTTGGCTGCCTTGTCCGTCTCTTCTTCTTCGATTGAAGGATGAAAAGAATATGCTGACGACTGAACAGTGCCAAATGTGAAACATTTGACTTCGTCCTCCTCTCCAGCTTTCGAATGTAGCGCGCAGTCAATCGAGGATTCTTTAACAGAATCCAATAATTGATGTGCGATGTCTTCCTTTATTGTAGAGATTTCAAAAAGGGCCTCGTCACTTGTGAGCGCGCGATCTGTTAATTTACCCTTATCCTTTAATCTCATCTCGATTGATTTATCGCTGGTTAATTGTTCTTCTGTAAATGTCATTAAATATAAGAAAACATCAACAGTTTGTAGATCCTCCGGGAGGTCCTTGTGGCTACAAATTCTTCGAGCTCTCCCAATAACTTGTTCTGTCCTAACGGGGTGCCAGTATGGTTCCGTTATGTGAACAAATCTTACATTTTTAAGAGAAATTCCTTCGGCCCCGGACGCGGTTATCATAAATATTCTTATTATCTCTCCAAGATTGTTATTGGGGGATATAGCTTTCAATGGTTCCACTAGTGTAGTTGGTATAACATCCCATAGTCCATTGAAGATGTTTCTTACTATCTCTTTCTCTTCAGCTGTTTCGGTTCCTGTGTATAAGACAAACTTTGGCTTGCTCATATCTTCTTCAGAAATATTTAGAGACCATACCCCCGCGGTTTGTTTTACCTTAAATTGAGCAAATCCGTTATGTTCAAGGACGAGTTTAAGTATTCCGATTCCCTCAAGCGTTCTAAACTGACTATACACGAGGTGTAGACCAACGTGGGATGGATTTTGTAGATTTTCTAACATATTCAAAAATTTAGGACTATATGTCTTTAATCCAGAAGATGATAAAAACGTAGAGCTATTAAGTTCTAGTTGTTCGAGTGCTGCCTTAATTTTTTCTTGATAGCTTCGCGTTTCAATATCTGTTTCTGCGGCTTGTTTATCGACCTCATCGCGCTCATATTTTCCATCTACGTCGTTTATCTTTTCGAGAGCCGATTTTGCGTCAACGACGTCCTCTGTAGCCTCCTCATTAATAATTGCAGCTTCTAAATCATCGGTGTCGTTGGGCATAGGTCTTTTAATGTCGGGTCTTGGGAATACGAAGTTGCAAAATGCTCGCGAGAATATTCTGTAGGTAGACACCGAATCGTCGAAAACACCGTCCCCTAGCTTCTTTCTCTTCTTAGCGTTTCTAAGTTCAAGCTTTCTTTCCTGAACTCGTGCTTCTTCATATACTCCATACTGGAAGTCACTCATAGGAATTCTTATAACGTGGAAATTCTTAGATCTCGTGTATTTAGGCATTAACGATTCTTGTGCACTCCTGAAATACGAAGTGAGACCCATTATTCTTCTTTTAAATAAATCTGTATTTTTAATGGTGTTTTTTTCGTCGATGAAAAGTGTTTTAAAATCGTCGAGGGTGTCGGGAAGTGCATTATACTTTGTTAAGGTTATAGATTTTGGGACAACACTCATCTTGTGTCCCTTTATAACTTTAGTAATTAGTTCTATGAAACTAGTATCGGATATGTTTCCGCTTTCTCCAACGCGCGTACCATTATATATAGACCCTTTTTCAGTATTTACGAATCCAAAGGGATTTCTTGTTATTGACAAGGTTGTGGTTGTTGGTTTATATTCTATGAAATCTACTAATTTACCTCCGTTGACTCTAGACGAAAACATTTTCGTGAAGGTGTCTGTCGTTATTTTTTTCTGGTCGGTAATCTTTAATTTAAAAGACCAGGTTTTTATTCTACCTCTTAAAATATTAAATAGAATACCGAGCTCATTCGGATAGTTAATCATTGGTGTCCCCGTCAAGAATACTATTTTTGTATTATCTGCGTCCATTAGATAGCTATATAGTTTCATAGACAGAGAGTCTTTTTTGGTTAGTTTATTTACAATGCGGCCGACAAAATTATGAGCTTCGTCAATGATAATAATTTTATTATCAAATGGGTTCTTTGTGTAATTTTCAGAGAGGGATTTTAGATGGGCCATTCGCATACCATTATAATTTAAGAATTTATACTTATGGTCTATCATAACATTTATTTGTTTATCAACGGAGGACTTGTGTTCGGCACTAAGTATTGAAAAATTAGGTTTCTTTTTGATATTTACCAACCACGCTCCACCTTGCTTTTTGATAAACTCCACTGTAAGGGAAAGAACACTCGACAACGTATCGATTAATGAGGGATTTGCGCGAGTATCAATAAATTCCCAATACTGGTTCTTCCTATACATTGTGTCGCCGCATTTTTTTAATTCTTCGATATAGTTCATTCTTAATGATGCGGGTGTCATAATGAGAACAGATTTGCTAGTTTTCACACCCTCTGCAATGGCGATAGATGAGCAGGTTTTCCCCGAACCTAAGCCGTGAAATAGAAGAAGGCCGCGATATGGTGTATATAAGTTGATATAATCCCTCACGATTTTTTGATGAGCCATTAGTGAAAAGCTTTCTCCTCCCACATAATCACACGACGCCTTCCCAGCATTTTCTACAATCTCTTTTTTGTAGCTTTTGAATAATTTAGACATGAAGTTAATAAATATTTTACGATTATTCATATAGTAAGGAGATGTGCTTATCTTGGGGAGATCGCGCTTCTTCTCAAGTCTACCTAATATTGATTCGTCTCCAATAATAAGCGATGACACGTGTCCCTCCTTTATAACACCAATTGGGGACTTGAACTTCTTTTCGGGAGGCCCAACCTTTTCGACTGGTTCTTCCGTTGCACTTTTTAGCTTAACCCTCTTCTTCTTCTTTATGATTTTCATTTTAATCTCGGGCGCTGCATCTGTGGGCGCTGCATCTGTGGGCGCTGCATCTGTGGGCGCTGCATCTGCGGGCGCTGCATCTGCGGGCGCTGCATCTGCGGGCGCTGCATCTGCGGGCGCTGCATCTGCGGCGCTGGGAAAAGCATCTGTGGACAAAGCATCGTCGCGCCCGTGTTTTATAACGGGTTTTCTTGGGGGTCTGGACACCCGCATTACCGCTGGTTTAAGCTTTCTAATAAATTCGTCTCGCGCTATAATTTTCTGAGAACGTCTATCTACAACCTTTGTTTTAAGATCTACAACCCTCGCAGGCATGGCGACGCCAAACTTTTTATTAACAGCCGCCGGTTTTTTTACCGCCATTAATTTTAGAACTGTGGAGGACATCTATAAACTGAAGATATAAAAACTTTTATGTCTTCAGTTTATTAATTATATTATATTAATTGCGTTTTCGCACGCCAGCTGTTCCGCCTTTTTTTTTATTTTATGATATCCTTCCCCGAGAAGAATAAAAACACTGCTATGGTCCAGTAGATAGTTTTGAATATTATCAAACGTTTTGAATTCCGAAAGGTGTTTTGCAGATTCGCACTTCTGTAGATGTAATGAATTTCCTATATATAAGTAAACGCCCATATGATATCCCCTATCTGTGTCGCTATCTATCTCAATATATTCCGGGGTGACTTTAAATTCCTTTTGTATTTTAACCTGTAAAATATTCTTGTAGTTATCGTCGGTTTCGATTAATTTAATCCAGTCCACGTGCTTCTCAAAGATGTTTTCGACAAAAATCTGACACATTTGAAAACCCGGTCCGCAAACAAATACGTCTTTGAACCAGTTATGTTCGTCTTTTATATCTATTTTGTTAAAATCTAGAAACAATGCTCCTAAAAACGCCTCGAACAAGCACCCCAGTTTTTTTAGATTGGTTCTCGTCTTTCTTTCCTCTGCATGATTAGACAATAAAAGCCAGTTTTGCAGCCTCATTTCGTAAGCGAGAGCTCCAATATGCTCGTTTTTAACTAGTGCAATCTTTTTTTCTGTCATAAATCCTTCATCTGCCTTCGGAAACCGTCTATACAAATAATATTTTGTAATTAGCTCAAGAACGCCGTCCCCAATAAATTCTAGTCGCTCGTTTGATTTTGTTTTCAGTGGAATGCAGTTGGAAGGTCTCTTCGCTACCTCGATATTTGCCGCCTTATTTTCTAGGTCGGGTCTCTTGGTATATGAGCGATGAACAAATGCGCGCTTATATAACTCGATATTGAATAAATTACTTTTCACACCATATCTCGTCAAGATGGTTTGTATATCTGATTGCGTTATTTCTTTATTATTTGGATTAAATGGAGAAAAAATAAAGATTTCCTCTCCGTCTTCATTTTTTATGGAATCTTGGGGGTCCTGCATTGTTTATATATCTCGAAAAATCTTTATATAGTTTAGAAAGGTGTTCAGCAAGATGTTTCGCGAGATATATGGGTTATCATATGTAGAATAATCGCGAAATATAACACTATATTCTTTAAAATAGCTTAGAGATACAGTTCTATTATAGAATGTGAAGGGAAGAATTGTGAAACAGCATTCATCCCATAATATGTTCTATGAAATAGCTTAGAGATACAGTTCTATTATAGAATGTGAAGGGAGGAATTGTAAAACAATTGTCCTATACTATAGTCTACTTAGCGCTATTGCATTCGCATTATAGCGAATTTTGAAAAAAAATTGAAACGGGAAGATATTGAGGTAATGTTATCAGTTAAGGACTTAGAAACAACATACCATTATATCTTGTATAGTAAGTAACAACACCATCTGGTGTATAGTAAGTAACAACACCATCTGGTGTAAAGTAATCAACAACACCCTCTGGTGTAAAGGAAAGTAATCTGCCTTATAGAGATACAAATGGTCTGTTAACTCAGTTGGTAGAGTGAGCGTCTTATGAGCGCTTGGTCGCGGGTTCGAGCCCCGCACAGACCACATCGACAAAAATGTTTACGACAAACATCAACACCAGTACCCGAGTTTGGTCAAAGGGGCGACACTCAAGATGTCGTGCTTCGTGCTTCGCGGGTTCAAATCCCGCCTGGTGTAAAGGAAAGTAATCTGCCTTATAGAGATACAAATGGTCTGTTAACTCAGTTGGTAGAGTGAGCGTCTTATGAGCGCTTGGTCGCGGGTTCGAGCCCCGCACAGACCACATCGATAAAATGTTTACGACAAACATCAACACCAGTACCCGAGTTTGGTCAAAGGGGTGGCACTTAAGATGCCATGCGTAAGCTTCGCGGGTTCAAATCCCGCCTGGTGTAAAGGAAAGTAATCTGCCTAATAATAGAGATACATCAGCTTGCCTAGCTCAGTCGGTAGAGCGCTCGCCTTTTAAGCGAGTGGTCGTGGGTTCGAGCCCCACGGTGAGCATTCGGGAATTTAGTTTTGCCTACGTCAAAAGAGAACTTAGTATAGGTGTGGCCCAAATAGCAATGTGGCGCAGAGGAAGCGTGTCTGGCTCATAACCAGAAGGTCAGTGGATCGAAACCACTCATTGCTAAAATTATAATATAATAATTTTTATAATATTGTTATATATTGAGCGCCTATAGTCCAGCGGTTAGGATTCACCCCTTCCAAGGGTGAGGCCCGGGTTCAACTCCCGGTGGGCGCAAAGGTTTGGAGCACCTAAAAGTTCTATACAGTGGCATTGGTCAGTCCTCATTCCTATTGAGAATGATTTGGGTTCGATCCCCATTACTGTATTACATCCGTATTGGTTTAGTTGGTTATAATGGTCGGTTTTCACCCGACTGACCCGGGTTCGAATCCCGGATACGGAACTTATAGGAAATGACATCTCCTTCGACAAAGAATCTAATCATCCGTATTGGTTTAGTTGGTTATAATGGTCGGTTTTCACCCGACTGACCCGGGTTCGAATCCCGGATACGGAACTTATAGGAAAGATCATCTCCTTCGGCAAAGAATTCAATCAGCCCTGTTGGCGCAGTTGGATAGCGCGCACGCCTTCTAAGCGTGAGGTCGCGGGTTCGAGTCCCGCACAGGGTATTTCTGGTCCTGTAGTGTAGTGGTTAACACGTTTGACTTTGAATCAATTGACCGGGGTTCAAATCCCCGCTGGACCTTATCATCAACTTTTTCAACTTTTAGAAAAAGTTGAGTCAAAATAAAACTTTTGTTAATAAATTATTATTTTCTTTTTAATAGCAATAATAATTTGAATGCTTATTTAAATACACAATAGTTTATGATTAAGATTATCCTCCCAATCTTTTCTATCCATTAAAACATCTTCTTGATAACACCGAATTATATTCAATCCATTTTTCTTTGCCTTAAATTCTTTATATTTATCGCGGATCTGTTGTTCTAACGGTGTTTTCCAATCTCTTACTTGCTCGTAATGTTGGCGTCCATCCAATTCTATAATAATTTGTTTTTTATTTTTTAGAGTTACTAAAAAGTCATATCTGTATTGATATTTGCCTATTTTATATTTGGTTTTAATGATATGCGTATACTCCGTAGAACACCATGTAGGACCCCATTCCTTTTTAACAGCGTTTATATATTCCCTTTTCAATAACCAATTATATAGTTTCAGTTCGGTTTTGTTTTTACATTTTGGACACCAAGTATTCTGTCGCGTAATACTACCAATTACACTTTCAAAGTCGTGCCCACACTTATCGCAATCAAACCAAATTTTTATGTCATTGCCTATGGAAACTTCGCGAGGAGTTAATTTATTTTTAATACTCCAATAATCAACTTTCTTTTTTCCTGAAGGAGTTTCCCCTTCATAACTCGCAAAACTTTTATGGTAACAATGGTTACAATCACTTTCATCACATATTTTATTAATACAATAAGGACACCACCCTCCTCCCGTGACATCTCCCAAATTTTTTTGTATCTCGTGTCCACAATTATCACAATCAAACAAAAACTTTTGGTTACTACTTTTAGAAACTTCGCGAGGTTTTAATTTATTTTTATTGCTCCAACAATCTACTATTTTTTTCCCAGACCGAGTAGTTCCTTTATAACTCGCAAAACTTTTGTTATAGCAATGATTACACTCGCTTTTAGAACACATTTTATGATGAGAACAATATGGACACCAACACGTTATTCGTCCTTTATTTGTTATACTAGATATTATAGATGAAAATTCGTGATTGCAAACATCGCAATCAAACAAAAATGACGAACCATTACTTATGGATACATGTCTTTGTGTTTTTTTATTTTTTTTACTCCAACAATCTATTTTTTTTTTACCAGAAGGTGTTAATCCCTTAAAATTGGCAAAACTTTTATTAAAACATGTTAAACAATCTTCTTTATTACACGATTTTTTACTTGGAACAGCACAATACGGACACCAACATCCAGTCCCTGTTATATGGGCTACCTTTGTTTCAAATTCATGGCCACATTTATCACAATCAAAGATAATTTGTGCCCCCGCGCCTTTGGTAATTTCATAAGGTGATTTATTATTTTTATCGCTCCAACAATCTATTTTCCTTTTTCCTGAGGGGGTAGTTCCTTCATAACTCGCAACACTTTTATTAAAACAACTACCACACTTTTTATCTTCATCGCATATTTTTTTCCCAACACAATATGGACACCACCCTCCTCCACTGACAGTTCCCAAATTTTTTTCTATCTCGTGTCCACACTTATCGCAATCAAACCAAATTTTTACAGCACTTGACTTGAAAATCTCATATGGTTTGAATTTATTTTTTTTACTCCAACAATCTACTTTCTTTTTTCCAGAAGAGGTTAACTCGCCATAACTTGCAAAACTTTTATGATAACAATGACTACATTCACTTTTAGCACATATTTTATTATTAGCACAATAAGGACACCAATTTCCATTTGAAGAGGTTATTTTATCTACAGAAGTTTCAAATGAGTGAAGACATTTATCGCAATCAAAGATTGCTTTTTTACCGCTACCTTTGGAAACTTCGTATGGTTTTAATTTATTTTTACTACTCCAGCAGTCTACTTTCCTTTTTCCCGAGGGGGTAGTTTTTTCAAAACTCGCAAAACTTTTATTAAAACAATAATCGCAGTTAATATTATTACATAATTTTTTACACGGAACAGAGCAATATGGACACCAATTTCCTGAAATAATGCCATTTAATGTTTGCGTAAAACTATGCGGACAAGTATCGCATGTAAATAAGAATTTCTTATTACAATTCTTAAAAATATTTCTGGGTTGTTTATTATCGTTATCACCCCAACAATCAACCTTCTTTTTTCCAGACGGAGTTTTCCCTTCATAACTCGCAAAACTTTTATGATAGCAATGCTCACAATCTTCTATATTACACATTTTCTGATTAGCACAATAAGGACACCAAGTACAATTTACAGCAGTTATATTATGTAAATCACTGTAAAAATCATGCCCGCATTTATCGCAATGAAACCAAGCTTTTGTATGTGTGCCTTTGAAAACTTCATATGGTTTTAATTTATTTTTATTGCTCCAACAATCAACTTTCTTTTTCCCCGAAGGAGTTTTCCCTTCATAACTAGCAAAACTTTTTTCAAATGCGACCATTATCATTTAAATAACAAATATTATGTTTAATACATAATATTTGTATGATATATTATAAAATTGATAATAACTAAACAAAAACTACTATCAATCATCAACCGATATGTCAGTCTAACAACAAAGACAAACGCCTTCTAAGCGTGAGGTCGCGGGTTCGAGTCCCGCACAGGGTATTTTGGTCCTGTAGTGTAGTTGGTTATCACGTTTGACTTTGAATCAAGCAACCAGGGTTCAAATCCCCGCTGGACCTTATCATCAACTTTTTCAACTTTTAGAAAAAGTTGAGTCAAAATAAAACTTTTGTTAATAAATTATTATTTTCTTTTTAATA